ACATTTGTTAAACTTTCAATGAAACTAAATAATTTACTCTGCATTAGATTACTAAATTAAGTAGTTCGCATTTAGGAATGATGTGACCTTTAGAAGTCCACCTATCCCCACCTGCTTTGATGGGAAATTTCTTCATTAATTTTTTGAGTATTCTTGTGGGTATCAAAACCCAAATGTCTTTTTTTCTACCTTCAACAACAAAACATATTGCGTAGTAAGGTGAAGCAGAAACCATTATACCTGAAGGCTTTCCTCTACTTTCTATCTCTAAAAAGAAGTTACCTGTACGTACAGTTAGTCTATCTGCCTTACATTCTATCTTACCTTCTACAGCTACTTGAAGTTCGTTTTCTTTGCTCTGACCAAACTTTAGGTCAAGGTCAAATTTGTTAGTGTGTTTCAGACCAATCTCTGCCAGTCTTCATTTCACCATCTAACTGACATTTAAAATTAAAATGGTCTTGTGTTTTCTTAAACATAGCTTGTGCTACTTCTTTAAATTTTTCTAGTCTCTCAGGTTTTACTATGAACTGCATTTCATCATGGACATGTAAGACCATTGCATAATCCTTACCCCATTCGAAACCATTTTTATGTAGGTCTTCGTTTAATATGGTTGTTCCTGTTTTTACAAGTAAAGCACCTGCCGACTGAATTAAAGTATTTAAAACTGAATGTTCTGCTCTAGGAATTAGTAATCGACCATCTATACCTTTTACATAACCTACAAGTCTGAACTTATGTTTAGCTGTATGAGTTAAAGTTTTTAATGAAGGTAATGATGCTTCAAATCGTTGTCTTATTCTTTTGGCTTCGTCAATATCGACTTTAAGGATTTCACCGAGTTTCTCATTTCCTGCGCCATAAATGAAAGCATAAATAAAAGTTTTAGCTTTATCACGAGTGGGTAATCCTGTGGCTTTTTGATTGATGGTATGAATATCATCTTCCAAAAGTTTCTGTGAAAAATCTCCGTTGTCATAGATATGCAAATAATGAGCCAACACACGCAACTCCAAACCAGAAAAGTCAATGCCACACATAACCATACTGGAAGGAGCAGTAAATAAGGCACGAAATTCTTTACCAAATGGAGAACCACTGTTAACACACTGTGCAAGATTTGGGTGATGATGCGTACACCTGCCTGACAATGCACCATTAGTAATGACTTTTCCATAGATTTTTCCTTTATAATTTAATTTAAGATATGCTTGTTCCCCATCAGCTAACTGTCCTAATCTTTTACTTATCATAAGATATTCTGCTAGAAGGGTAGCTTCAGGATATGGAAGTGCTTTCAATATTTTTTCGTTCACTTCTGGTTTTCCTGTTGCTGTAAATGATGTAGGTGACCACCCTAGTATTTTTTGTAACCTGTCTGCGATATGGTCTCTACTATTTGGATTGAATATTTCAGTTTTGAATTGTTCAACAGGAACTCCTGCTTTTATTCCTCTTTTAATATTGTCTCTTTTATAAGTTTTAAAACCTGTAGACTTCTTCCATTCAGAAAAGACTAAAGATAGCTTGTCACTAATCTCCAATCTTTTCTTTGTAAGGATTGAATGTAGGGTCTCAGCAGACCTCTCGTCAAAATCAATTCCTTGTTCTTCTTGTTTTTGTATCCAATAAGCAAACTTATGTTCTAAAGTAATTGCATCTTCAGAATAATTAGTTCTTATAATTTCTTTAAATAATAAATCTGTTACCTCTACATCACGTTGGCAATACTCCAACATATCTTGATTGTATTCATCAAATGTAGAATGTTCTTGGTAATCACCTTTTCTTAAACCTAATCTATAACCCCAACTTTCAAGAGAATGTCTTCCAAAAAGTTTAGGTGGCATCTGTTTAAATTTGTAATCAAGTTCAAGTCTATTAGTCCATATAAGTCTTGAACAAAGTAACGTATCAAATGCTTTACCTTTAAATTCATAGTTTAATACTTTCTTTAATACTCTTATATCAAAGCCAGTTATGTTGTGTCCTATAAGAACTTCAGCTTTGTTTAGTAACTCTAGTGCATCATTAATAGTATTAGGATTATATGAATAGACTTCACCAGTCTCTATATCCTTGCAAACTATACAATGAATTACTAAATCTTTTTTATCTAGAAAACCATTGGTCTCTAGGTCTAATATTAATTTCATGTTTAACTTTCTTTATTGAACCAAATGCACAGTTATTTTTTCTATACTTGGTAAAATTGATTGCACTGATTTAAGTGCTTGATTGATTACTTTCCTAGCTTGTAAATCTCCACAAACTATTACAGGAAATATGTTGTCGTGTTTTATTGACTGGTAAATTGCAGTCATTATTGTTTTAAATGTTTCGAAGGCTATTCGTTGTTGTTTGCCTGATAATTTTAAATACTCAGGTTGATTTATTAAATAGTTTAAAATAAATTTAGTAAGCATTGCATCATTCATCAAAGCTACTCTCTGCTAAACGACCAGTTTCTTTATTGTAAATAAGACTTGTTGCTACTCCTGTCTCTCCACTAAATCTATTTTTCAATACTCTTACTATCATTATGTTGCTTTCAGTTTCAGACTGTTGGTCTCTCTCAAAACCTATTACTGCATCTGATAATTGTGCTAATGAATGTGAACCTCTTAAATGTGATAAAGAAGTTTGAACCCCTTCTTCATGTCCTAAATTTCCACTTGGTCTTTTTAAATGTGAGACGACAAACATTGCACATCTAACTTCTTCAACAAGTTTTCTTAATTCAGTCATGGTGTTATCTATAAGTCTTCGTTCATCTCCATCATGTAACCCTGAGATAACTATTGAGATATGGTCTAAGATAATTACTTTGCAATCTAAAGATTGAACCATGTATCTTATTCGGTTCATTAAGTCTTCACTGTCACTACTTCCAAAGTGGTCGTAGAAAGCTATCTTGTCTTTTACTTTATCAAATTCTTCTAATAATTTTTCGTCACTAAATTTTTTTCTAACTTCAGGATTATGTATTTGTGCATTTAAACCTACACTAACTATTCCTCTAATACTTCTCTTTACACTTTCTTCTAATGCAATGTAGCCAACCTTGTGACCTTTAATAATACAGTCATAAGCAATCTCTCTACACATCTGAGACTTACCTGTACCTGAACCACCACATAATAAATTAAGTTCACCAAATCTTATTCCTTGTAGTTTTTGATTTAGTCCATTCCATAGATAAGGAATACTTTCTACTTCCTCATCATTTAATAATAAGTCTTTAGTATCTGAACCTTGAATAATACCTTGTGGTGTATAAGACTTAGCTTCCCACATAGCATCTATAATTTTAGAGCCTTGACCATTTTGTAATAACTCACTTGGGTCTTTAGCAGGTAGTCTTGCTATCTTAACTTTTCTTACTGGTAATAAATTAGCAACTTCAACTGAAGCCTTAACTCCTGCTTCATCTGTATCAAACATTAAAATGATACTGCTAAATTTTGATAAATATTCGAGTTCTCTTTTAATAAATTTCTTAGCACTAGCTGAACCTGAAGGTATAGAACAAACTGGATATTTGTTACCCTGTACTGCACTAACAGAAAGACAATCAAGTTCTCCCTCTGTTAAAATTATCTTAGACTTCTCCCCACCATCTCGCCATACTTGTTGACCAAACAATGTAATTTTATCTGGGTCTCCTAACCATATAAATCTTTTGTCAGCAAACCTTAGTTTCTGTGCAACTTTATTATAATCTTTATCATAATAATTAGCGATATGTACTGGCTCACCTTTGTAAGTTCCAGTTTCATAATTAAACTTTTTACAAGTCTCACTATTAATTTTTCTGCTTGGTAATGCTTCTGTTATTCCTTCAATCATATTTGTAATTTTCTTAGTTGTGGCAACTTCAGGAAGTTCGCCATTAGTTTTTTCGTAGCTGTGACAACCAAAACAGTAGGTATGACCCTGACTTCCGTCAGAGTTTAGGTAGATAGCTAGATTGTTTCGGCTATCACAGTTTTCGCATGGTGCATGTCTGATGAAATTGCTAGAGTTCTCCTGCATCTTTCATTTCCTGTATGTCGCCATCAGTGACTATGCTGTCTGCGAATTTGTAATCTTTAATGTCTTCGTTTAATAAATATTCTCTGACACTAAAGTTAGGACATGTTTTTCTTTCATCAAGTTCGTAATGTCCTACAATTCTTGCTTCTGGGTATTTAATTACTAGTTCTTCTAGAACTGTCTTTAAACTTTCCCATTGTTCTGCTGTAAAATTATCTTCTGGTAATTTCCAATTATCTTCTTCTGCACCACCAACTACACATACTGATGTTGATACATGATTGTAGTCTTTAACATGTGCTTGTAATTCATCATCTGCTCTGCCTTGTTCAACAGTGCCATCTCTTTTAATAACTCTTGCATAACCAATTTTAAGCCACCCTCTTTCTCTGTGCCATCTGTCTATATCTTTAGCACCTATGTCCTGACTTGGTCTAGTCTGGGAACAGTGAATTACAATGTATTTAGTCTCTAGTCTTGCCATTTTGCTTTTCCTTTATTTCTTTTAACCATTCATCTGGTATTTCTTTTTTAGTTGATTGAACGCAATGATATTTAAACCCAAACATCTCACACCATTTTCCATAAGTTGTTTTTGATTTTTTACCAATTTTAGTTTTTGAATTAGAAAATATAAATCTAATATCGAATTTTGTATTTTGTGCTTTAATCAGCTTCATCTTTTTTCTATCTGCTGAATTAAACTGACCTTTAGTTTCAATAATTATATTTGAATTAGAAACTGGAAAGTCAGGTGTGTAAGTTCTCTTTTGTTCAGGGCTAGTGAAGTTAATCTTTATGCCTTCATAAACAAACGTACATTTGTTTTTGTTTAAGCAGTTGTAGACAACTTCTTCTAACCCTGATTTAAGGAAAACAGATTTAGAAATCTGAACTCGTTTGAACGTCTGTCTGTGCATCTGAGTTGACTTCGGCTTTATAGCCATCTTCTTTTTCAAAAGGTGTATCTGATTTACCTTCCACAAGTTCTAAAATTTGAACTGCTTTTATTCTAGCTGTTATACCTGCACCAAATGGTGCTGAGTAAGGAACTAGTTCATAAGCAATCTTAATCTTAGAGCCACCCCAAATTGATTTTTCAACAGGGTGTGGTTGCTTCTGTGCATCAAGTAACTGAGGTCGTTGTGTAAAACTTTCCTTAGTTTTTTTATTAACTCCTGATGCTTTTAGTTTAAATATAAAGAAGACATTATCTCCTTCAACTTTGTATCGTGGGTGTGGGCTTTCTTGTACCTTTTTGCCTTTGTTTTCTGCAATCGCTAATTTTAGACTATCTGCTTGTGCATCATCAAATAATTTGACCATACTAGTAGCATCTGACTTAGCGACTTTCAAAGTCACCTTATATTCCCCTGCGTCACTAAATTTAACGTCAGGTTTATTAAGATGTGGGTAGATTGCTTCACCTACAACACTTACGTGTGTCGTTAGTTTCTGCATAGATTTACTCCTTTTTGTTAGTCTATCTAATAGTGGCACTTAGTCCTTGCACCTGTGCATGTACCTAAATACAGAAAAATACAGACTGTTTAACTAAGTCTAAATCCAATGTTCCTTTTTTAGGCATTGTTGGAAATTTCTTCTGGTTTTTCTCAGATAACATTGCATACATTTCATCAGCAAATTTCTGAAGTACATCTTTCTCATATACCTCACAAAATGCTTCTCTCAATGCTTTACCCATTAAATGACTGTCACTAGCCACACAACCAAAGCTGTCATGTATCATACTAAAGTTGTCTACTCCTAGTTCTTTAGCTTTAACTACGCATAATTGTAAAACTGCTCCATCTAGTTGGTGAATGAAATTTGGGCAAATCCCCAAACTGGTCGCCCTTCTAGATATTTTATTAGTATCATGTGCTATGGAAAGTTTGACTATACTATCACCCATTTGTGTCTTAACTCTTTTACTTTCCTTCTCATAACATAACATCTGAATAGGAAAATTATTAGGTGAAGTCCAACATACAGGTAAGTTTTCTGAAGCTACAAGTTTTGCTATATTTTTTAAGTATTGCATAATCTCTTTTGCTCCAACAATAATCTCATTGATACTTTCCCATAGTATAGGTGTTAGCCAGTTCGTTGCTTTAAAAATCCCATCTTCTTTTTCTGATACTCTAAAGGCTTCGATTGAAACTCCTCGTTCATTAAGTTGTTTCTTCATGTGGTCTTCAATATATTTTCTACATGAAAATTTTGTGAGTGAGTAAGGTAGACACATAACTGGTTTCTTACATAGCTTCCTATCTATTCCGTAGTCTATCCACTTCTTAGCTAAAGGTTCATCTTTCATATCTCTAAGTTTCATAATTAGTTTTTGTGCAACTAATCCATAGACATCATTAGGTTTATTAGAAGGTACTAAGTTAGTAGCCTTACCACCTATCTCATCTCTCATCATTGCTGAGTAGTGCTGTAGTCCTGAGTTTGAACAATCAGCTTGTATTGGCAATGTAGTTATAAAATCAGGTGAGTAACCACTATTAACAAAGTCTCTAAACTCTATAGCCCATGCAAGAAAACAATAAGGTTTATCTGCACTC